CAATTAAAGCATTATTCAATCTTTCAGTAATAGTGCGTTTATTTTGTGATACACATTTTGTTTTAAGAGTTCCTACAGCATCTTTAATAATATTTATTATAAGAGCAATTTCATCATTACTAAATTTAAATTTATCAAAATTTTGTAGGTATTCTCTTTTAGATTCTATATTTAAACCTAATGATTCTAGTGCCCCACTTAGGTCTTGGTAGCGTTTTAATTCTACTTCTATATCACTATAATCAATTATTAACATGCTAGGAAAAGCTGTATCAATAATTGTTCGTAATGTTGTACTAGGATTTGTAAAAGACTTTTCACCAGCTGAAGCTAGTTCTAGCAGCTCTTCTGGAAAATTTTTAACTAATTCAGGACTAGCTGTCTGTATAAACTTCATTATGTATAATCCGCCATATATTGGTCTAGTACACGTTTAATATGTGCTGGAAAATTTGTTGTAGCTATATATTGTATCTGTGTAATATTAGGCGTTATATCACGATTAACGTGCACAGCACTATTATTTTTTGAATAATATTCTACTAAGTCAAGAACAGCTAGTTTTAAATCTTCTGGTACTGTTTCAAAACCACCAAAATACTCTACACGATAACCGCGGATAAGTGGCTCAAATACTAGAGCATCGAGTACTCTAACACTATCACCATCTTGTACCCAATTTGTATACTCTGTTAGTACTGAATAAGTTTTACCATAATTTATACTTTTCTTTACAGCTAGTATTTCACGTACTGGACCTTCTTTTAAATAAAATCTATCGAAACCACCTTCAAAGTACTCAATATATGCTTCATCATAGTAGTCAATAAAACTTCTACGGCAGTAAGTCTTTATTAAGCTACTAACTTTAGGAATTAATAAATCAATTTCATCATCTTTATTAGTACTAGTAATTCCTAGATAATTCTTATATTCTGCTCTAGTAATTAAGTTTGTAGCCATATAAACTCCGCATTGTCTCTAAAAACTACCTAAATAGTCTTTAGAGACAGGACTCTTACGAATCCTGTCTAAAAACTTAAAGATTAAGGTACGTAACGAACTGCTACAACACCTTGACCATCAACTGTTGATAGTTGTGTCATACCAATACGCATACTAGCTACTAGTACACTACGCTGATTTACGACTTCGTCGTCACTATCAACGCGCATACCACGATGTGTACCTACTAAAAAGTTCATGGGATTGACTACTACAGCAGCAGCATTTCCATCTACTACACCATCAAAACTTGCGCTAACAAGCACTGGTGTATTACCTATGCTACCTACTTGACCAGTTAGTAGTGTAGCAGCAGGACCAGCTTTGTCAACTGTTAAAAAGTTGCTATCTTCCATTAACTCATAGTAAGATTGTGTACTAACAAACATAATTAGTTCACTAGGATTTAAGCCCCAAGCACCTAGTGCTTTACGAGCAGCCATTGCCTTAGCAACAGTGAATTTATCAGCAGCACTAATATCTAGTGTAACGCCACTACCAGCAACGGGATCATAACTTGCTAGACCCTTAATAGCAGCAGCTACTTGACCTGTAGCAGTTGTACCACCATCACCTAATAGCATAGCTTTATCAAGTGTTTTGGCCATACGACGTGCCATAGCATCACGAATTAGTGGTAGTAGGGGAATAATTGTATCTTCATCTTCTTCAAAAGATACATACTCTTTTGTAGCTAATTTTTGTGCTGTTAGTGTAACTTCTTTGATAGTATGTGTTCTAGTTGTACCGCTACTAGCACCTGTACCAGCAACGCTAGTATAGTCCGACCCGAAACTGCTACCAGCTACCCAAGTAGCATTTGTGCCAGTATCTGGATTTACAGGAATACGCATAACTGTTTGATTCATAGCAATGCTATTAACTGTGCCAACTACTACTAGTTGACGCCGCATTTCACCTTGAATAGCTGTGCTAACTTCAATTTCCCAAGCTTCACCATTAGTACTAGTAAAGCGGTCACGTCCACCAAAACTAGCTGCTTTTTCTAATACCATTTTACCAAATTTGGTTTCTTGAATTGGCTTGCGTAGAACTTTACTTAGTAAAACAGCTTTTTCTTTGTCACTATAGCTAATATCGCCTTCTTTTGCATCAGTAAAGTGCATACGGCTCTTTTGTAGTGCTTCTAGCTCACCACTCTTATTTTGTAGCTGCTCGAGTTCTTTGGCTTTTTCTTTGATAGCACTCTGTAGGTTTTCAATAGCACTCTTATGCTCGTTGGCCTGATCTTCTAAGCGCTTTTCAACATCTGCTAGGAGACGCTCAGCACCTGTATCTACTGTTTGTACTGTAGCTTGTGGCGCAACAGCATTAACAGCAGCTTTAATCTTAGCTTGTAGCATTTCTTCTTCTTGTTGCTTACGTTTAGCATCTTCAGTAGCTTTTGTTTGTGCTTCTAGCACGGCTTTAGCAGTTTGCTCAGCAGCTTTAGCAGCAGCATCTGCTAGTAATTTCTCTAATTCTTTTGGATCCATGTCCCATTCCTCTTTTATAGTGCTTTTTGCTGATTTTGGGGTATCTAGCTGTTTAGCTGATGCCTTTGGAGCAAATTGCTGTTTAAATAACTCAAAATCTTCGGCAGTGTCAAATGCCTTGGCTAAACTAAATAGTGTATTTTGATTGGCAGGAATTGAAACTACACTAATTTCATGTAGTTCTAGGTCCTTGATCAAAAATGATTCATTAGCATGATCATAATCTGCATCACGTACTCTAAAACCTACGCTAAATGCACTTAATATACCCTTTTTAACCAGTTTGTATACATCACCTACTTCACTAGGAATCTGTGCTCGAATCCACAAACCCTGATCAGTAACTTTATGATCGATCATTCTGCCAATTGGCATCTGATGATTGTGATAGGCTAGTATGATTGGATTTTTAAGATAATTTTTTAATCCATCAGTCCATGCAGACATAGGAATTACATCACCTTGACGATCACGGTCTACTGTGCTAGCATATCCTTCAATATAAATGCTATCTTCAGTATCTGTACTAGCTGTAAACTTACTGCTTAAATAGAGTAATTTTTCCAGTTTTGTTTTCATATTACTCCTTCGTATCACTAGGCCTACCACCAAGAGATGGGTTGGCTGCTGAACCTGCTATATTAGCAGGTATTCTAATAGTATCCCCACCGTCTAATTTAGGATACCTTAATTCTATTCTAGCTTCATTTGGTGTTATAATGCCACCATTTACTAGTGTGCTATGATATTTTGCTAACTCACCAATATCGGGTTGTAATGCGCTAACATTACTAGTTACTGCTTCCACGTCATATCCAAAATATCTTTCGATAGCGGAAATATATAGTCTAGTAATAGGCAGTACTGTTTCCAGGTAAAATAAGCGTAAATTAGGGGCAATGTTAGCATTATTACCTCCTTGTAGTAGTATAGGTGGAACACCTACAGTTGTCATAATACGCTCACCATGTGTTTTTATTGCGCGATCAAAGTCTAGATCACTAAAACTTTGCTCACTTAGGCGCATAGGCTTTAGTCCGCTGTCCAAAATAATTGGCCGCTTTCCGCCCGACTTAGTATTATATCTTTGTTGCCAATATTGTAGTGTTTTTTCTTTGGCAGCTTGTGATAGTGTATTATCGCTAGTAAGTACTAGTCCAAATATAGTACCATTATCAAAAAACTTTTGCTGAAATTCTTGCATGCTGTAAAGTATGCCTATATTTTCTATACAGCCTTCTAGCCTACTAGCACCTCTATAGATACTAGTACTGCTTACATCTTTAAAGTAAAAGACTTCGCGTTCTTCAAATAATACATTACCGTTATATCTATATCCACGTATAAAAGTTTTTGCATCACTTAATATTTCTACATTTTCTGCTGGTAGGTGATACATAAATACGCCATCAAAGTGTATAAATGCATTGCCTTCTAGTAGTAGATCTTTAAATAGTTCTCGCCTAAAATCTTGTGCTGTTTGATAGGGATTTGGTCTAAAGTTAAGTAAGTTTGCTAGCG